TATTGATATATCAAGTCAAGAAGAATTATATGATTATAATGAAGAAGAATATACCACACCTCGTAGATTATTAGATGAAGAAACAGAAATATCATCAAAAGATTTACGAATGGAAATTGAAAAGAATAATGATATTAGCACTAAAAATAATTATAATAATTGTACGATTATATGATAGACTCTTTTTTTATTTTATAAATTGCTATCATACTCGTTATAAATATGTATATATACCGCGATAATATATAATATTTAAACTTCTTAATACCAGTAAAATACCATATATCTCTAAAATATTTATTTTTTGAAAATCCACACATACTATTAACACCTTCTGTTAATATACATAAATCATTATTAGTAATCCAATGTAATATAGTTAATATATTAATTGCTAAATAAATGTGTAATATGATAATATCATTTGAAAGCCACCCAAATTGTAAAAATACATTATATATATGATGTATTAATGACAATAAATGAAATAATAAATTATCAAAACAATTTTTATATATTCCACCTGAAGTTAATATATCAATAAAATAGAAAAGTAGACCTCCTATTAGTATTAATGATATATCTCTCAATCTATTCATAATATAATTAAAGATTATCTTGTATAATATATCATAATTAAATGCGAATAGCTTCATTTGATATTGGTATTAAGCATTTAGCATTCTGTATATTAGATATAGATGCTAATAATAGTCATTCTATTTATAAATGGAATGTTATTAATGTATTAGAAGATTCACAAAATTTCTGTGAAATGATCAATAATAAAGAAAAAAAATGTGAAAAAGTTGCTTCTATTATAGCAAATGGTAAATATTGTTGTGATAAAAAAACTTGTATTAAAAGTTTTGATTTATTATATCCAATTAGTCAACATCCTAGAAGTCAATTGAAGAAAAGTAAGCCTGTAATAAAAGAACCATTATTCAGTTTATGTACTAGTATAAAAAGAGTATTAGATAATTATATTGATGATATAAAAAGTTGTGATATAGTTGTTTTAGAAAATCAACCAGTATTAAAAAATCCAACAATGAAATCAGTACAAATGTTCATATATTCTCATTGTTTAATAAATGGTGCTAAAAATATAGCACTATTTAATGCTAATAAAAAATTAGATATATATGATGGTCCTGAAATAGATTCTAAAGGTAAGAGTGGATATACATTACGCAAATATTTATCTGTAGAATATACTAGATTTTTTCTAAAGAGAGATAATAGTTTATGGATTGATTATTTTGAGAAGAATAAGAAGATGGATGATTTGGCGGATTGTTATTTACAAGGTTTAACATATCATAAATCTATGAATAAAAAGAAAAAATAAATCTCTTGCGTATAGATTTAAAAACAGTTTTCTAGAAGAAATGTAATAATGACTTCTAATAGTGCGTTTTCTTTTAAAAAAAAGACAGTATCATTAGATGATGATGAAAATGTTCAAATTAATATTAAAAAGAACTCACAGGATAGAAAGATAGATATGGACGTAATTTCAAATAAAAATGTCAATATAGGCTTAGACTTATTAGTAAATCCAGATAAACAACGTAAAGGTGATACATCTCAACCATCAACTCCAAAAAATGAAGATGTTTCAAAACCAATTATAGACTTTGAAAAAGAAGATGATGATTTAGATTTTAATAATCTATTATCAAAAAGTAATAAGAGTCAAGAAAATATAGAACAATTAATGAGTAGAATGAATTTAGATGATGATATTCCAACTTCATCATCAAATGATAAAAAAGAAACCTTTTTAGACGATATTAAACCATCATCCGATAGAGATAATGATGTTGATAGTCATAGAAGTTTAAGAGATGATGATAGAAGTGATAGACGTTCAAGAAATGAATATAACGACTATGATAGTCGTCCATCGCGTTCATATGAAGATGAAAGAAGAGAAAAAGAAGAAGTCTTATATCAATTAGAAAAGATGAGACGTTTAGGTGTTCAAGGTATTAAGCGGTTCAATATGTCTAATGATTTAGAAGAAATGAAATATGAATTGAATCGTATAAAAAGAGAAAGACAAGTTGAATCATCTATTAAATTCCAAAGACAAATGTTAATGACATTTGTTACTGGTGCTGAATATGTTAATGATAGTTATAATTTTTTCAATTTTCAATTAAAAGGTTGGAGTGAAAGTGTATATGAAAATATAAATGATTATGATGAAGTATTTGAAGAATTACATGAAAAGTATGGTTCTAAAGGTCACGTTGCACCGGAATTACGTTTACTATATATGGTTGTTGGTTCAGGTTTTATGTATCATTTGTCAAATTCTATGTTTAAGTCAGCACCAGCTGGTATTGAAGATATATTGAAACAAAATCCAGAATTAATGAGACAATTTGCTAACGCTGCAGTAAATCAAATGCCTGCTGAACAAAGACAAGCTGCATCAATGATGAACAATATGGCACAAATGGGTCGTCCACGAACACCACCTGCAAATGATTTACCACCTTATGCTCCACGACCAGTTCCTAATAATGATATTCGTAGTCAAAGTTCAATAAATGTAGTATCATCTGCTCCTAGAGGTAAATCTATTCCTGCACCACAAGGACTAGATGAAATATTAGATGATTTGAAGAGTTCTACAACAAATAGAGATGAAAGTTTATCTGAAATCATTAGTAGAACTGAACGTGGTTCACGTAAGAAGACAATATTTCAAAAACCATCTAAATCATCTTCATCTACATTATCTTTATAAATATCTAAATATAAATGTAATATTTAGAGATTTATTAATTCATTAATCTATTTTACCTTGTGATTTAAGTTTAAGATAAGCTTGCTTTATTTCTTCTGGTGATAATTCACCATCCTTATTTGTGTCAATTTCTGTAAATGACTTAGGAAGAATACATAATTTGCTTTCTTCATGAAATAGATTTAATACAACTATAATGAAAATTATTGTTACCATTAATGATAGTAATACATCACGTGTTGCAGTAAAAACAATTATAAATAAGAATAAATATTGACCAAACTTAGATGAAAAAAACTTTTTATGATTTGATGATAATTGAACTTCAATATAACGACTACCTATATTCATTAAAATCATAGTTAATCCAAGAAATATATTATTTTGATTTATTTTATGTAAATATGTCTGTATCGTATTCAATGTACTACTCATATTTATAATTAATTAAGATATTTCTTTTTCAATCTATAATCACTATTTGTAAATGGAAAAAGTGGCAATGATTCATATGTATTAATTGGTATATTTCTTATATATTTTTCCATTAGAATAATATCTGTATAAAATGCTATAGGGAATGTAAACATATATGTTGGTAGTGGTAGTATTGTTTCTATAAAATATTCTGAATATAAAATTGGTTTATTATCATTCTTACTTTCAATAAATGGATAATAAAATATACGTCGTGCAGTTAAATAAGAAATAGAAGTTATAGTAAAATATTTAAAAAACGGTGTCATTTAATATACCTAAATAGGTTTTTTATTATTTAACGACGCATCTTTATATTTCTTTTAGATGTTCTTTTACGATAATTTACTTTTTTTGATGATTTCTTTTTTGATGATTTTCTCTTTGATGATCGTCTCTTTCTCATTTTTCTTCTACCTCCCGTTATATCACCTCTAATTAAATATAATTCATCTAATTCACCACTTAAATCATCTATTTTTTCAAATCCAAATGAACTTAATTGTAAATATAATTCTTCATCTATATTTCTTCCATAATCAAGAGCAACTAATACATTTTTTCCCTTTCCTAAAGATGTTATTAAACCATCTATTAATTTTTCATTCATTTCTACGTCTTCGTCATATAAGTTTGTTACAAATACTAATATATTAATAAATTTCCATTTTTGAATTACTTCATTTTCATCAATACCTATTGTATCAAATCTACCATCTTCGTCACTTTCTACACGTGCTATAGTTATAGTTCTAAATTTTTCAATGTTATCAGGAGTTGTATTATCTTCAACTACAAAACATTTATATTTAGATACTATTTTTTTTTCATCTAATATATCATTTTCATCATATGCTATTTTGTGCATCATGTATTGCGACATATTATAGTCATCATCATTTTCATTTAAATTGGAGATTATAGTAAATAATTTTAATATACCATTTTTATGTTGTTGAGATATATCTATATTACTTAACCAATCATCATATAAATCACGACCAAGAATAGTATTAAATATAATAGAAATATGATCATCAATTTCTATATTAACATCATCGTTTAAACTTTTCAAAAAACCTTTTAATGATGTAAAATATATACCATAATTATCCATAGATTCTTCTTCTGGTTCTTGATGATTAGTAGTTGGTTGATATGGTATATCACCACCTAATATTTTATTACGCATTATACTATAATAAAATATTTTACTTATTGTGGTTTTTTATTATATTGTGCATTTTTATTATCTACCATTTTTTGTAATTCGTGTATTGATTCATGTAATACAGAAAATGTATCTTTTAGTGTTTTATCAGTCATTATATTTTCATATTTTTCATTATCTTCTTCATCATTTACAACATCATCACTATCTTTTTTATTATTATTATTTTCAAAACTTTCATTAATTAAAAGTTCACTTTTATATAATTCTTTAGCGGCTTGTATTGAATTATCCATATTAATAGTAACTACAAATGCGACCAACATAAATATACCTAACATTAAGTCTTCATCAAAACATATTGTATAAAATATGAATAATAATATAGTGAACTTAATATATGGATGATTTATTAAAGATAACCAAGGACGTGGTGTATATATAGAAATTACTGATATATAAATAATTAAAATTATAACATACATCATATTAGGTGTAATTTTATAATTGAATATGTTAAATTCCATTGATATATTTGTAATATATCAATATAATATTAATTCATTTTATGACCTAAAAATCAACAGGTGCTCCTACTTCATTCATTGGGTCTGCTGGATTAACAACTAGAACTGTTCCATCTTCAAAGCTTTCAGTCGCAACTTTTGTATTTTCACATAATTTATCTAATGTTGTATTTTGTATATTTTCCAACATGCTATTAACTGCTTCTTTTGAAATACCTAATGCTTTAGTTATTTTATCCATATGTTTTGAAGCATAATCACGAACATTCATTGTCATATCAGGCATCATGTCTTGTTTTACCATACTACATAATGTTTCTTTAAATTTATTGTTCATTTCAGTACTTAAATCAGGTGATTTTTGTTCTGATTTTTGTTCTGATTTTTGTTCTTCAAAATGTTCATTTTGTTGTTCTCTAAAATTTTCAACTTCTAATTTAGTAGCTAAATTTAATATTACAAAGAATAATATTGAGATTACTAAAGCTACTTGAATATTATGTGATGCTACAAATGCTATTAAAAACATGAATAATAATTTACCGAACCATGTATCAAAAAATAGAATGACTGAATTTGGTAATGCTGGTGCTGCTAAAGCAGAATATAAAACAATTAATAAACTGACAATTAAAGTTGCCATCTTATTATTGGTTAGAAGTTTTGTTAAATCTTTCATTATTATATATACTATATAATTAAAAATTTAAAAACTTAAGAAAATTATTATTCTTAAATTTTATTTATTAGATGACTGTTTTTTCGCCTTTTTATATTCATTAACATTTTTTGTAAAATCAGTATCAATATCAATATTTTCAATAAATTTTTTTACCGTTTTTCTTGGAACCATTGCGGCAGTCGCCATTTCTGTATATATTACTGTTCTTGCGAATAATAAATTACTTATTCCTTTTCCATAATCCGTCGTATTATTATTCAATTTATCACGTACATCAGGTGTATCATACCAATCTATAAATTTTTTCATATCTTCATCTAATTCCATTGATTTATCTATTACATTAGTGACATTATAAAAATGTTCTTTTGATGATTCTAATCTAGTTGCTAAATTTAATATTATCATAAATAATATTGATATTGTTAATGCTACTTGAATATTATGTGATGCTACAAATCCAATTAAAAACATGAATAATAATTTACCATACCAAGTATCAAAGAAAAGAATAACTGAATTTGGTAAAGAAGGAGCAGCTAAAGCAGCATATAAAATAATTAATAAAGTTACAATTGAAGTTGATATTTTATCATTAACTAACATATTTTATATTGTATACTATTAAAAAATATTAGTAGATGGTGATACATTAGGAAGTGTATTAGCTAGTCCAATATCTTTTTTAGATGTATAACTTATTAACTTATCACTAAAATCTTTTTCAATACCCCATTTATCAAAAAAGTTTTTAATAACTATAGGTGACACATTCGCTTCTTTAGCATACTTAGCAATTAATAAATTGCGACCTATTAATAGGTCACCTTCTCGGTCAATATTCAATGGTTGATTTTCATATTTAGTAAGTCTTTTATTTAAATCACTATTTAGAAAAAACCAATCAGCAAATTTCTTAGTATCTGTATCTAATTCATCTATTTTAGTTTTATCTTCATAATATTCTTTATTCAATTCTAATTGTGTAGCTAAATTTAAAATTATAAAAAACAAAATAGATATAACTAATGCTACTTGAATATTATTAGATGCTACAAATGCTATTAAAAACATGAATAATAATTTACCATACCATGTATCAAAGAAAAGAATAACTGAGTTTGGTAATGATGGAGCAGCTAAAGCAGAATATAAAATAATTAACATACTTACAACGATGGTAGTAATTTTATTATTAGTTAGCATTTTTGCTAAATCTTTCATATCAAAAATAGTATATAATATTTACATATTATTTTCTAAATTGTATTTAAAATGCCATACTGCACTTTAGAAGAAGCATGGAATGTTGAAGTTTATCCAGATGATGAAAAAGAACTTGTTAAACAACCTCCACCTACTGAAAAATATGGTTATTCTAATAAAATATATGAGCCTAATCCAACACCAATGGATATTCCACGTCCACAATATACAATGAAAGAACATTTATCTGAATTTGAAGATGAACATCAAAAACGTATAGTATCAAATCAAGTAAATCCATATACAAAATTGATAGAAGAACTTAAGAGTGATAATAAAAAATTGAGAGAAAGAATAGAAGAATTACAAAAATTTTCTACAAAACAACAAGATAAAGATAGTTTATTTGACGTTATTCTATATATCTCTACAGGTATATTTGTTATATTTATGATGGAAAATATTACAAATATGGGGCGTCGCTATTAAAACTTAAAAGGTCTTGTTATTAATGCCTTAATATCATACTTATCATCAGCTATAACATTGTGATGTCTTGGTGAAGAAACTTCCGTAGTTAAATGAGAAATCATATTGATATCTTTAGAATAATCTTTATAAGGGTTTACCATCATATCAGTTTCAATCTTCTTTACATATGGATTAGTAATATTTGATGGTATATGAGTCCATGAAATATAGAGTATATTTGGATACCCATACATAACTTTAAAGCCATTTTTTCTTAAATTTTCTATTATATAATCGGCACACTTTATACTATCATATGTAGGTAATCCTGCAACAAAATTAGGAATATTATAAACACAATATTGTAAATCTCGTTCAGAACTGAGTTGAATACGGGTATGACATTTAGAGAGTATTTGATTATAAGTGTTATATTTTTTAATTTCACGTTCATCTTTTTTACGATTAAGTTCAAAAATGTTCAACATCTTATTTATTATATACATAAAAAACATAAACATTATTATTCACACTATATAATAATGATTACGAATCTTGTATTAAGTGGTGGTGGTCAAGCTGGATTTTCATATATAGGAGTTATGAGATATCTTGAAGAAACGGGTCATATTAATAATATTAAAAATATATTGGGTGTATCAATAGGTTCAATATTTTCTTTAATGATTACATTGAATATTAATTCAAAACAATTTGGTAATTTATTGAAGTTAGTAAATACAGAAATGGGTGAAATTAATATACATAATATATTATCATTCTTTGATACGTTTGGTATTGATGATTGCGAAAGAATTACAAAATTAATAAAAGCCTGTATTAAAGTTAAATTGGGTAATGAAAATGCTACATTTGAAGATATAAATAATTATAATAAAAATAAAAATTTACTCATATTCACAACTAATCTAACAAAAAAAGAAAAAACTATTTTCTCTTTTGATAAAACACCACATGTAGAATTATGGAAAGCTATAAGAGCATCATGTACGTACCCACTATATTTTCAACCAATTAAAATAGATGATGATTTATATGTAGATGGTGGTGTATCTTGTAACTATCCAATATACTATTTTAAAGATGATATTGAAAATACTTTAGGTATATCATTTTTATATACTAATAATAATAATGAAAATGATATGAAGAAAAATGATTTTGTTAACTATATTTCATCTATATTTATGGTTATTATAGGTTCATTAGAAAAACATATTATTGAACTTTATAAAGAACATACAATTCAATTAGAAATTCCAATATCATATATAACTGATTATAAAATGTCACGTGAAAGTAAAGAAGAAATATATGAATTAGGGTATAATGAGTTTAAGAAAGAATGGAAAACTAAATTTCCTGATGATATTCCTAGTGAAACTGCTAGTCATTATAATGAAAATTGGGAAAATGAATTAGAAGATATTCGCTCACATATGAACTAATAAAATATCTTTATTTATACTATAAATGTGTATGGAATTATTAGAAAATCCTATATTTTATGGATTAATAGCAGTATTTTTAGCTGTATATGGTCCAAGATTACATCCAAGATTACCTAAGAATATTCGCTTATTATTTAATGCTTCATGGTTTCGTTTATTAGTAATATTATTGATAGTTTTCTTATCATCACATGATTTAAAATTATCATTATTAGTATCTCTAGCATTTTTATTAATTATAATGTTAGTAGATAGTGCTGATATTAGAGAACATTTTGAAAGTTGTTTGAAAAAAGAAGAAGATAAATAATATTTTTTATGTATCATTATAATATAATTAATATGCAAAAGTGGTTAACTAAAAATTTAATTGAAAATACTTATGTATTTGCTATTTTAGCCGTTTTCTTAGCAATGTATGGACCTCGTTTACATATCGCATTACCACGTTCTATACGTTCATTATTCTCTAATCCATTATTTCGTGGTTTAGTTTTATTCATTATTGTTTATTTATCTAATCATGATATGATTATGGCATTAACAATTACAATAATTTTTGTAGTTGTAATGTATGGTGTTCAAATGAGTAATCTATTAGAAGGTATGTATCAAGAAAACTTTGAAGTTTATGGTAAACCTGTATCAAACTGTTCTAACTATGAAAAAGATAATTCAGCTCAACCAGTATACCCTTCAAGCTGAATCATTTGATGAATCATCACTAATAGTTGATGTATTATCAACTGGTTCAACTCTTTCTAATTCTGGTCGTGTACATACATCACCTACACAATTAGCTGACATTTCTTTTTTTGGAAGAGGACAATTATCTCCTTCACATTTAGAAGCACCCTTCTTATATTTATTATATACATAATAACAAATTCCACATACAGCAATGACTGCTACAGCAATTAAACCAATTAAAACGTATTTTTCCATATTATGTTATAATCTATAAAATTATAAAATAATATTACTAATTACGCACTAGCTACTTTTTATTTTTAATGTTTTTTTTACGACTTAGTCTCTTTTTTCTAGAAACTTTTTTACTTCTTTTTTTATTTTTAGCATCTTTAAATAGAATCTTTAATAAAGTATCTTTTAATGATTTACCACCGCCATTTAATAGATATTCTTCAATAGGAGGTAAATCATCATCTTTTTTTTGAACTTTATTCATTTTATTATAAATATAGATTTAATAGCGAAGCATAGTTTCTAAATAACTCATCATATCTTTTTCTGTTCTATTTCCTTCATATGTATAATTTTTACCATCTTTTGTAAATATTAATGTTGGATATCCATCAACCTTATATTCACGAGCCATGTCTTTATTTTCTTCAGCATTAATCATCTTAACAACAATTTTTTTACCATTCAATTCACCAGAAGTACACTTATCCATAACTTTGTTAAATTCAGGTTTAGCATGAGTACAATGAGGACACCAATCAGTATAGAACATCATAAAACTTGATGGTGATTCTAAATTAGTAAAAGTTTCATTCTTCTTAGTTTTTGATGATTTAGGAAGACCATATAAATAAATTACTATTAAAATTATTATAGCCGCTACAATACCACATAACATGTATGTAGGAATTGATTTAAATAATCCAGTAATTTTATGTAAAAGTTTCATTATATAATATAATCATTTAATTTTTTCTTTTTTTTTATTTTGGCTTATAATGTCTAAATACTACATTACAATCTTCATTACTTGAATATAATGTTTTTACTATTTTAAATATATAGAAATTATTTTCATATTCAGGAAAAAAAACATCACATTTATAATCTTTACAAACATTTGTAATATATAAGTTATCAACAATATTCATATACTTTTTATAAATTGCACGTCCACCTATAAAAAATACTTTATTAATATTATTCATTTTATTAAAATAGTCAATATAGTATTCTAATTTACTTTCATTACAATAAATTAAATTATCACTAGATTGATAGTTTTCGTAATTATTAGTTAATACAATATTTATTCTATCTTTTAATGGTTTTCTAGTAGATGGAATTGAATCATATGTTTTTCTTCCCATAACTACAATATGATTCAATGTAATATCACGAAAATATATTAAATCTTCACTTATATACCATGGTATACGCCCTTCATTACCAATACCATAATAAGAATCATGAGCGACAATCATATTATATTCAATATTTTTATTAGAAAATATATTCTTGTATGATGACATATTTTATAATAGATTAAATTTTAGATTTTTTTTTTTTAAAAAAGTGAACTTATATTTTCAGGTAATGGACTAATCTTAGTTTTATACCATTTTTGTAATCTATCAATAATAGGTGTTTCATTTTCAGTAACGAAATTGATAGCAATACCTTTACGACCATAACGTCCCGTTCTACCAATACGATGTATATAAGTTTCACACATTTTAGGTAAATCATAATTAATAACAACTGATACTTGTTGTATATCAATACCACGAGCAATAATATCAGTTGTTAAGAGAATACGACTTTCGCCAGTTCTAAATGATTTCATAACTTTTTCACGTTCAATGTGTTTCATTTCACCGTGTAAAAGTGCAACTGAGAAATTTTGTTCTTCTAATTTTTCTTTAATATCTTCAGCTTTTCTACGTGAATTTACAAATATAATTGTTAAATTAATACGAAGTCTTTCATATAAATCTACTAAAGTTTCTATTTTCCAGTTTTCATTATCAACACCTAAATAAAATTGTTCAATACCATCTAATGTAACTTGTTCGGGATTTACTAAGATACGAACAACATTATCTGTCATAATTTTATTAGTTATTTCTAATGCAGATTCCGGCATAGTAGCACTAAATACGCAAACTTGACATTGTTTAGGAACAAATTGAAAAATTTCATATAATTGTTCTTTAAAGCCTTTAGAAAGCATTTCATCTGCTTCATCTATAATTAAACATTTCAATTTTGTCATTCTTAAAACATATCGTTTAATCATATCTTGAATACGACCAGGTGTTCCTACAATAAATTGAGCACCTCCATCTAAAGCTTTTTTATTGCTATCAATAGAGACACCTCCAATTAATAAAGCACTTTTCAATTTCATATATTGTGATAAACACGTAAAATTATAATATATTTGTTGTGCTAATTCGTGATTAGGACAAATAACAAGTATTTGAGGTCTTTCTATAGTTCTATCAACTTGATTTAAAGCACCGATTAAAAAGGTTGCTGTTTTACCAGTTCCTGATTGAGATTGTGCGATAAGGTCGCGATGTTCTAACATAGGTTTTATTGCTTTACGTTGTATAGGTGATGGAATTTCATAACCCATTGAATAAATACCACGTAATAAATCTTCATTTAAACCGAGTTCATCAAATGATTTACATTCGGTTACTACATATTCATTTGTTTGTGATGATGACATCTTAAATTATAGTAATATAAGATATAATCTTTAAATCATTATGTATCTCTTTTATTTTTCAAATGTAGAATATGATTGTGCTAAATCATATGAATTAGAAGCTTGATATGGTAAAGTTTCTGTTTGTAAAGTTTTAGCTAATTTATATGATAGAGCATATGCTTTTTGATTTTGGTCAACTATTGTATCATCATTATTTTTAGTAATGGTAGGTTCAAAATGTTCAAATATTTTATTTTTTGAGCAAACACCAACATTATTTCTATTTTTTTGAACTATTTTAGCACTTTTATTTTGTGTAAATTTTTCAATAGTTTCTTTATCATCTATGTTGACATATATTGTATTTTTTTGTTCAGGTAAATTTATTATAGCATCTTTCAATCTATAATCAACGACTGAAGCAATAGTTATTCCTAGATAGTAACCAAATAGTAAGATTACAAAAAGGCCTATTATTATTTGTTGCCACTCTTTCATATTCTATTATTATAGAATAATTTTTTATCCATAATAATATTAATATAATAACATGTCAGCTCAAGATAGTAAACAAAGTAATACTTTTGAACAAAGTAAATGTATCGTCGGAAATAGACAATCACCTATAAATATTATATCAGCTAATGCTAAGCAGTGTAATGCCTTATGTAATTTACGTTTTTTTTATAGAAGCTCATTATGTTCTATTGAAAATAATGGGTTTAGTTTCACTATTAGGTATGACCCTGGTTCAAGTGTTGTATATAAGGATGAAGTATTCAGTCTAGAAACAATAACGATAACTATACCAGCTTCACATAAAATAGATGGTAAATCGTATAATGGAGAAATCATGATAAATCATCGTAATACAATAACTAAAAATTTATTAATTGTTTCTGTATTTTTACAACTAGACAATAATGATATTGCTAGTGCTTCAAAAGGTTTTCTTGATGAATTTGTAGATATTATACCATCAACTAATAGTGCTAAATTAGTGAATTTAGGTAAAGATTGGAATATATTTGATGTATTACCTGAAGATAAAGGATTTTATACTTATCAAGGGTCTATTATAAGAGAACCATGTACTGAAAATGTTACATGGGTTGTAATGGCGAATCCAGTATATGCTAGTATAAAGTTTTTTGATAAGATGAAGCAATTATTTCCAAATGAGAGTAATCGTGGAGCTAGAAATGATGATGCAAGAGAAGTATTATATAATCCTAATACTGATAGAGCTAATAAAGAAAACTATGGTTCATCAATGAGATGTTATGATGACATGGCATTTAGAAGTCAATGTTCATTATTATCTCAAAATGCCTTAATTAAGGAGCAAAAAGATGATTCACTTATGTATATAATACTATTCATATTAGGAGTTATAGTTATAGTATTACTAATTTTAATAAGAGAAAAAGTGAATTTAATGGAAAAGATGCGAAATATAGGTAATAGGTTATCTTCATCTTTACAGAGTAAATAATTAGTTTCTTTTTGATGTCTTACGTTCTTTTAGAGACAAGCACATTTCTTTACATTTAGAAACTTGAGTTTTTATTAATTCTATAGCATTTTTTGTAATTTTATTTTCATCTTTTAATATTTTTAATATTTCTTTACACATATTTAATTGTTCTTTCAATAACTGTATTTCATTTGTTTGATTTTCAATATGGTCTATTAAATCATCCATATAATCTCTCTTTTTCCAAAAAATAGTTTCAAATATAGGTTCTTTATCATCTGGAAATTCATAATGCTGTTTTTTTACATACCATTTAAAAGAACCACGTGATAAACATACCGATTTATCTGTAGTATATACAAGCCTTCCTCCTTCACGAAAACATTGTTTATGATTGCTATCAATTGTGACATATCTAACTTGTGAATTTACAGGAACTTCGTCAATATTATCAATACGAACAAAATTGTCAAGTAATTCTTCTATTTCATTTTTAGTATATTCTTTTGTTCGTCTTTTTTTCTTTTTTAGACTGATTATTTTATTAGACATCTTATAATATAATCATATTTTGACTTTTATAAAAAAAGCTTACTCTTATTGTGTTTAAAGAATAAAAATAATTATATACCTATAATATAAAATAATCAATGGGTTTAGGTTATATGTTACTTGCTGTAAAGAGTGAGCAAGATAAATATTTAGTAGGTAATCCACAATTTACCTTTTTTAAGGGTGCTTATAGAAGACATACACATTTCGCATTAGATCCTGTATATGTTCCATTTATTGGTGAAACTGCTAATGCGTATGGTCGTAAATTATATGTAGATATTCCAAAAAGTGGAGATTTATTACACCGAATGTATTTAGTGTTTGATATTGAAATTCCTAATCAAGTTGATATTTCAAATGTCAATCTATTCGGATATTCATTTATAGAACATATTGATATTATAATAGATGGTCAACTAATTGACCGTCATTACAGTGATTGGTTAATGTTATATTTAGAATTGATGCAGGACAAAAGAAAGGAATTAGCTACTGGCTTAATGACTGGTATTCATTCACTTGGTAATAATAAGAAAACATTATTTTTACCATTAAGATTTTGGTTCAATAATGATATTGGATTATCATTACCATTAATAGCATTACAATATTCAACAGTTAGAATTGAAGTTCAATTAAATCAAAAGAGTATTCCTACCACATATGTATCCAATTTAACTACTCTAGCTAATAGTATTACAAATACAAACTTATCATTAAATAGACTTCAAATGTTATGTGAATATATACATTTAGATAAAGATGAACGTGTGTTATTTTCATCAAAACAATTAGAATATATGATTACACAAGTTCAATCTAGTTTAAATAATCCAGTTCAACTATATACTTCAAGTATGACAAATGATAGATATGAAGATTTAACACATAGATTTGATTTGCGTTTTAATCATCCTGTAAAATCTATATTTTGGGGTATAAAAGATAATAGAGTTGATTTAAGTAGTGTTGATCTATCACACAATTTATTTGATAATACAACTGGTATATTGTATTATAATTATTGGAGAAATGCAAATTATTTACGAGAACAGATGAAAGAATGTAATTTAGTTATGAATGGTAAAGATGTAACTGAACCATTAGAACCACAATATTTTCGCTTCGTTCAAGATTATCAACATCATCTAAATAGTTCATTATTGAATGTATATAATTTGAATAGGAATAGTAATAAATCACCAAATTATAAATCTAATATATATCCGATAGGAATGGGTTTTTATAATTATAATTTTGCTTTTAATCCGACTGAAACTCAACCATCTGGTTCAGTAAATTTTTCAAAATTAGAGCAAGCACAACTAAAAATGAAATTGTATCGTGATACTGATAATTTTACATATAGTTCAACATCATTAACGAGTAATTTAACAGCTAAGTATGTGAATATATACGCATTAAATATAAATATTTTGAGAATTATGAGTGGTAAGGCTGGTTTAGCATTCGCTACATAATATAGCTTTTTTTCATTTGATATAATAAAATAATACTATTATGTCAAACGCTAGAATTATGTTACTCGCAATTGGCGAGCAAGATGGTATGATTAATCAGAATGCTGAATATACTTTTTTTCAACGCGATATAAAAACTCATACACAATTTGGAACTGATTGGTTAGTTGTTAGAAATAATGATAAGAATAATACTAATTTTATCTACGATAATATGGGTTTAGATATACATGTTCCTATTAATGGTGATTTATTAACTGATGTATATTTACGTATTAAATTAGAAACATCAACACAATGGGATTATTCTGGAAATGTCGGATCTATGGCTTCTAATACATATGCTTTAGAAACATTTATGAATATTATTGATACAGTTCAATTTATTCATAATAATAAAGTAATTAGTGAGCTTGATAGCTTATATATATTATCATATTATGATTTATATTTAAATCAACAACAGAAAAATGAATTAGTTCCAATGGTATCTTATGAATATGCTAAGATTGGCGCACAAATGTCAGCATCATCACCATCATTCATAAATTTATATGTTCCTTTACCTTTTTGGTTTCATAAATCACCTATGAACGCATTCCCATTGTGGGCTATTAAAGATAATAATATTACTATAAGAGTCACTCTTAAACAATTTAAAGGTCCTTCCACACGTTCTATAAGAGATATTGAATGTTTATATAAATATGGTTTTTTAACACCTGAAGAAAAAGAACGTTTTACTAATTTACCATTAGAATATATTATTAAACAAGTTAATAGAGTTGATAAAGTCCGTGTTACACCGAATAGTACATATAAAGTTACAATACCGCAGACACATTATATGGAATATTTATTATGGAATATCGCATTAATGGAAGGTTATCAGAATACAAATACTAATATTAGTTTTAGAAAACTTATAGATGGACTTAAGAGAGCATCAATAAATATTAATGGTAATATGTTAGTTGATACAACAAGTGATTATTATAAACTAATTCAAAGATATGAGCATTTTAAGTGCGATAGTGCTTTTAAGATATACGAATATAATGATATAAGTTCGGCTCAATCATTGATATTACATCCTAATGAATATAACACCTTTCCATTTTATTACTTAGATAATTTAGGTAGTAAGTTTGTTCCAATATTACCATTATACACATATTCATTTGGATTAGAACCGGTTTTAAATAAGGATACTGGTTTCTTAAGCACTGAACAATTTACACATAGTCAGTTGACATTAGAGTTTAATAATTTAAGTGATGTAAGCCAAGACCCTAGTGGAAATCAATTTGCGGAATGTAATGTATATTTAGTTCGTCACAATATTATAAGAATAAAAGATGGAATTTTGAATATATTATTCGCTTAAGAATTTAAATATAATTACATTAAAAAAAAATCTATTTCTATTATATATTATTAATTCAAAATGGCTGGTGGTTTAATGCAATTAGTTGCTTATGGTGCTCAAGATATTTATTTAACTGGTAATCCACAAATTACCTTCTTCAAGGTCGTCTATCGTCGTCACACTAACTTTGCAGTAGAATCTATTGAACAAACTTTCAATGGTGCTGCTGATATTGGTCGTCGTTTCACTTGTACTATTGCTCGTAATGGTGATTTATTACATCGTTTATATATCCAAACTGATGTAGATATTACTGGAACACCAACTGATTCTAATTCAGCTTTCTTAGGTTTCCAAATATTAGATTATGTTGAAGTTGAAATTGGAGGTCAAGTTATTGATAAACAATACGGTGAATGGATGGCTGTTTGGTGTGATTTAACTCATACTGTTGATCAATCAGTTATGTTAGGATGTATGGTAGATTCAGCTAATGCGGCAACAACCTCACCTATTCAAAGATTACATATTCCATTACAATTCTGGTTCTGTCGTAATCCAGGTTTAGCATTACCATTAATTGCTTTACAATATCATGAAGTTAAAATTAATGTTCAATTTGTTACACAAAACCCAGCTATTATTACACAAGTTAATAATGCTTATTTAAATAATACTACTATATGGGCTGACTATATCTTCTTAGATACTGATGAACGTCGTCGTTTTGCACAAGTTTCACATGAATACTTAATTGAACAAGTTCAATACTCAAATGCTTTAACCATTGCTTCAAATGCTAGTACTACTCAACATGAATTACGTTTCAATCATCCAGTTAAAGAATTAGTTTGGTTAGTTGATCCATCATCAAATGATACTACTTTTAGTACTTATGTTCAATGTTCAGATGCTTTATTACAATTAAATGGTCAAGACCGCTTTAAACGTCGTTCGGGTGATTATTTCACTAAAGTTCAACGTTATGAACACCACACTGGTGCAGGTCGTGCCTTCTTATTAAACGCATTAACTGGAGCTGGTGGTAATCCTAGATTTGGTGGACCTAACGTATTAAATGCGACTCACGTTTATTCATTCGCTCTTAAACCTGAAGAACATCAACCATCCGGTACTTGTAACTTCAGTCGTATTGATAACGCAGTCTTAAACTTATCATTCACTACTGCTTCTGCTAATTCAGGTGTTCCAGCTGCATCATTACCAGGAGGTGCAGTCTTAAAAGTTTATGCTGTCAATTACAATGTTTTACGTATCATGTCTGGTATGGGTGGTTTAGCTTACTCTAATTAAGAGGTTTGTATACATTCATATGTTATTATCATTTTAATATAAGATGATAATTACAGTAAAAAAAAATCTATTTCTATTATATATTATTAATTCAAAATGGCAGGTGGTTTAATGCAATTAGTTGCTTATGGTGCTCAAGATATTTATTTAACTGGTAATCCACAAATTACCTTCTTCAAGGTCGTCTACCGTCGTCACACTAACTTTGCAGTAGAATCTATTGAACAAACTTTCAATGGTGCTGCAGATATTGGTCGTCGTTTTACTTGTACTATTGCTCGTAACGGTGATTTATTACATCGTTTATACTTACAAGTGGATGTTTCATCATCTGGTGGTAACTCATTAGGTAATGCATATTTAGGTTTCCAATTATTAGACTATGTTGAAGTTGAAATTGGAGGTCAAGTTATTGATAAACAATACGGTGAATGGATGGCTGTATGGTGTGATTTAACTCATACTTTAGACCAATCAGTTATGTTAAGTCAAATGTTAGATGGTGTTGATACTAATGCTACATTATTAGATAGATTACATATTCCATTACAATTTTGGTTCTGTCGTAATCCAGGTTTAGCATTACCATTAATTGCTTTACAATATCATGAAGTTAAGATTAATGTTCAATTTTCTAATTCTAATCCAACTGTTATTGGTACAGTTGGTAGTGGTTCATTCTTATCAAATACTAGTATCTGGGCTGACTATATATTCTTAGATACAGATGAACGTCGTCGTTTCGCACAAGTATCTCATGAATATTTAATTGAACAAGTCCAATATTCAAATGCTTTAACCGTTGCGACTGGTGCTACTACTACTCAACACGAACTACGCTTTAATCATCCAGTTAAAGAATTAGTTTGGTTAGTTGATGCTTCTGCTAGTTCAACTGCTCCACATTTTAATGGTTATTATCAATGTTCAACTGCTTTATTACAATTAAACGGTCAAGACCGCTTTAAACGTCGTTCTGGTGATTATTTTACTAAAGTTCAACGTTATGAACATCATACTGGTGCAGGTCGTGCTTTTATTACTAACGCATTAACTGTTAATACTACAGGTAATCCAGATTTTGTTGGTTCAAATATATTAAGTGCAACTCATATTTATTCATTCGCTCTTAAACCAGAAGAACACCAACCATCAGGTACTTGTAACTTTTCACGTATTGATAATGCTGTATTAAACTTAGAATTCTTATCAGCATCAACTAGTTCGGGTGTTCCAGCAGTTCCAGCAGGTGGTATTCCATCAGGAACAGTCTTAAAGGTCTATGCTGTCAATTACAATGTTTTACGTATTATGTCTGGTATGGGTGGTTTAGCTTACTCTAATTAAGAGGTTTGTATACATTTATATGTTATCATCATTAAATATATAATGAGAATTACAAAAAAAAATATACGTTAATTATATATTATTAATTCAAAATGGCTGGCGGTTTAATGCAATTAGTTGCTTATGGTGCTCAAGATATTTATTTAACTGGTAATCCACAAATTACATTCTTCAAGGTTGTCTATCGTCGTCACACTAACTTCTCAGTAGAAGCTATTGAACAAACTTTCAATGGTTCTGCTGATTTAGGACGCCGTGTTACCTGTACTATTGCTCGTAATGGTGATTTATTACATCGTTTATACTTACAAGTTGATTTAGATATTTCAGGAGTTGGAAGTACTGGTGCGGCACCAGCATCTTCACTATTATCTTACTATGGTTTCCAAATATTAGATTTTGTTGAAGTTGAAATTGGAGGTCAAGTTATTGATAAACATTATGGTGAATGGATGGCTGTTTGGTGTGATTTAACTCATACTTTTGATCAATCACGTTTATTAGAATATATGGTAGACCCAACAGATGTGGGTCCATCATCCGTTAATGCACCAAATCGTTTACATATACCATTACAATTTTGGTTTTGTCGTAATCCAGGTTTAGCGTTACCATTAATTGCTTTACAATATCATGAAGTTAAAATTAATGTTCAATTTGAACCATTAAATAGTATGAGTTATCCACCTAATCCAGTAGGCGGTAGTTACTTACAAGGTTGTAGTATTTGGGCTGATTATATCTTCTTAGATACTGATGAACGCCGTCGTTTTGCGCAAGTTTCACACGAATACTTAATTGAGCAAGTTCAATTTTCAAATGCATTAAGTGTAGGCCAAGCAAATGCTACTTCATCACAACACGAATTACGTTTCAATCATCCAGTTAAAGAATTAGTTTGGTTAATTGATAATTCAAATAATTTTAGTGATTTTACACAATATGTTACTTGTAAAGATGCATTATTACAATTAAACGGTCAAGACCGCTTTAAACGTCGTTCCGGTGATTATTTCACTAAAGTTCAACGTTATGAACATCATAGTGGTTGTGGTCGTTTCTTAAACTCAACTGATAGAAGTAGTACAGAAGACGAAAGTGGAGTTTTATCAGCAACTCATGTCTATTCATTTGCTCTTAAACCAGAAGAACATCAACCATCAGGTACTTGTAACTTTTCACGTATTGATAATGCTGTATTAAACTTATCATATGGAACTAATTTAATAGGTTTTCCATCTGGAACACTCTCAACTACTGATAGCAGCACAGTAGTTAAAGTCTATGCTGTTAACTATAACGTTTTACGTATTATGTCTGGTATGGGTGGTTTAGCTTACTCTAACTAAGAAACTTATTAATATGTTATTTTCATTTTATATAAGATGTAAATAACAAGTATAAAATAAAATATATTTAAAATATAAGTTATACTATATCGCAAAAATGACTGGAAGTTTAATGCAATTAGTCGCTTATGGCGCTCAAGATACATATTTAACAGGAAATCCACAAATAACATTCTTTAAAGTTGTATATAAAAGACATACAAACTTCGCTATGGAATCTATATCTCAAACAATGAATGGAACAATAGGTTTAGGTAACACATTCAGTTGTATTTTAGGTCGTAATGGTGACCTTGTGCATCGTATATATTTAGAAATGACATTTAATCAAGATATTAGTAATGCTTGGCGTGTGGGACATCAAGTTATAGATAATATTGAAATAGAAATAGGAGGACAGGTAGTAGATAGACATTACGGTGAATGGATGGATATATGGACACAATTAACACATACTGAAGCTAATTGGCAAAAATTGAATAAAATGATTAATGGTTCATTAAAAGATAGTAATAATTCTAATTATACTAAAGTTTATGTTCCTTTACATTTCTGGTTTTGTCGTAATCCAGGTTTAGCATTACCATTAGTTGCTTTACAATATCATGAAGTAAAAATAAATATACAAATGAATAATTCATTTTTAGTAAATAATAATGGTTCATTAGTTACATCTAACGCACAACTTTTATATTGTGATGTATATGTTGATTATATATATTTAGATACAGATGAACGTCGTCGGTTCGCACAAGTATCACATGAATATTTAATAGAACAAGTTCAATATTCTAATGGTATAAGTATAGCACCTAATTCAAGTAATACAAATAAATTATTTTTAAATCATCCGGTTAAAGAAATTGTATGGGTTTCTAAAGATAATAGTATATCAAGACATCCATTTGATTTTTGGGCTTCTCAAGGTTCATTATTAGATAATACTACAATAGCACAAATACAATTAAATGGTCAAGATAGATTTCAACAAAGAGATGGAAGTTATTTCCGTTTAGTTCAACCATATCAACATCATACAGGAGGTCATAATCAACAAGCAAGTAATCCTTCTACGAATACACCTCCATTAGGTGGATTTTATGTATATAGTTTCGCATTAAATCCAGAAGAGCATCAACCAAGTGGAACTTGTAATTTTAGTAGAATTGATAATGGAACTTTAGAAATTAATACTGGTTCAAGTGCTCGTGTATTACATTATTATGCTGTAAATTATAATTTATTAAGAATAATGAGTGGAATGGCGGGGGTAGCATTTTCTAATTAAATCGCGTTTTGTTTATATTTTTCATATTTTTTTATAAAATATGACGAATATATGTAATATATACTTAAAGATTTCATATATAAAATGTGTTATAGAAACACTCACTCAAAATGGCTAAAAAATCTACTCCTGCTCCTCAAGCAACTCCTGCTCAAACACAACAATCTGCTCCAGCAACTCCTGCTCCAGCACAACAAGCAGCACCTGCTGCTACTACAGAAAAGAAGGCTCGTGCTCCTTCAAAGAAGGCTGATGCTACCTCTACTACAGCTCAACAATCTGTCGCACCTGTTGCTTCTACTCCAGAACAACAAGCAGCACCAGTTAAAGAAAAGAAGGCTCGTGCTCCTTCAGCAAAGAAGGATGATGCTACCTCTGCTCCAGCTCAACAAGCAGCATCAACACCTGCTCCACAAGCTTCAAGTGAACAATCACATGAAGAACAACCACAATCAGTTGAAGTTTTATTCCAAACTTTAGTTAGTCAAGCTGAAGCTTTAATGGAAACTCAAAAAACTTGGTTAGCAACATTACGTCGTGCTGTTAAATGCTATACTCGTGAAAGTCGTGAAATGGCTCGTGCTAATGCTCGCTTAGCTGCTAAACGTGCACGTCGTCAAAATGGTGGTGATGGTCAAAAGCGTGCTCCTTCAGGTTTCCAAATCCCAACTAGTATTTCAGATAATTTATGTGATTTCTTAGGCGTCGCACACGGAACTAAGATGTCTCGTAATGTTGTTACTAAGCAAATTAATAACTACATTCGTGAACATAACTTACAAGTTAAGGAAAATCGTCGTAGTTTTGTTCCAGATACTAAATTAGGTGATATTTTAGGTAAATTACAAGATGTTGATGCTTCAACTGGTTTCACTTATTTCAACTTACAACGTTATATTTCACGTCACTTCACTTCAAGTGCTGCTTCAGCAACTACTACTAGTTCAGCTCATTAAAATACTCTAATAATCGTATTATATTATTTATAATTTGATTATTATAAAAAAGCAAATCCCAAAGTAAATCAAAAAATTTGTAAAAATTTGATTAAAAATTATTTAAAGTTTTATTACGTATTGAAAACAAAAATTAAGATGTCTTCCTTTAATGCAAACAATATGAACACTCAATCCGGAAATATTTATCGTGCGAATAATGTAGATTTTACTAAGTTCACATTCAGCGAACCAGTAGCAAACAAATATGGCGGCCGTTCTAGCCGAGTTAAATACGCTGGTCAAGATTTCTTCATTCAAACTCCTCGTATGCGATTACCTTATGGTCTTGGTAAATGGGTTGATACTACAAATCCAGATAAAGTTAAATACTCTATTGATTTCTCATTAGCTGGTTATAATAAGAATAAACCTGATGAATATAACCCACGCACAGCAGAATTCTTTGATTTCTTAAGTAATCTACAACAATGTATGATAGATAATGGTATTAAAAATGCTATTACTTGGTTTGGCAAGCCAAGTGAAACAGTTCGTAAAAGTATTGAAAATGATCCTGATACTTATATTCGTGATTTAATTAAATATGCTAAAGATAAACAAACTAAACAAGTAACTGATAAGTATCCACCAACATTTAAAGCACACGTTGTTACTTGGGAAAATAAATTCATCATTAAAGCTTATGATGATAGTGGTAAAGAAGTCACTGATTTTGAAACTGCTTTCGTTAAAGGTACAGAAGCTGTTGCTATATTAAAATTAAAAGCTGCTTCATTCCAAGGTAAAAGTGCTGGTTTAAAGTTTGATTTAGTTCAAATTAAATTATATCGTCCAGCTGGTATTCCAGACTATGCTTTCATTGATGATGAAAATGATAGTAAACCTATTCGTAAGTCTGCTTCTATTGATGATGAAGATGATAGTGATAGCAAACAAGGATATTCAAATACTGTAGATGACAGTGATGATGAACCAGTTCAAGTAAAAGATGAATTAGATGATGATGAAGAAGAAAATGAAGAAGAAGATGAAGAAGAAGATGAACGTCCTCCAACTCCTCCTCCTGCAAAAAAAACTACAAAAAAATCAACAACAAGTTCATCAAGTGATGTTAAACCAAAGAAAAAATAAATACTATATTTAGTATCTTCTATACGAGTTAATAATATAATATGTATTATATCAATAACTCACAAAACTTTTTTATTTGTATATTATAAATATGCGTAAGAAATTTATAGGTGGTGGTCGTGATGCTGGTTTAGGTATTGTACTTATAATATTGGTTATAATATTAGCTATATTATATGGTGAATATAAACTATTTAAGGAAAAACTAAGTTTAAGTAATACTGTAACAGGTATATTATTAGTAATATCATTTTTTGCTCTTGCATTTTTAGCGTTGTTTTTAATGCTGAACTATGCGTAAAAAATTAGCATCTACATAATTATATATTTTATTTACAAATATATATTATAAATATGCGTAAAAAATTTAAAGGTGGTTATACTTATGCTTCACATAATGAAGATAGTGGGAGGAAATTTAATATAAGTGATGAAGATAAAGCCCTTTTAAAAAAAGCTATTATTTCTTTTTTAGTTCCTTTAATTATATTCTATTTGTTATATAAATTAGCGACTTTATTAATTCCTAAATTAGGTTGGCCTGCAACTATTGGAATAATTGTAGGAATTATTATAATAATTTTATTAGCTGTATATTTTGGTTTAAAATGGTATCGTTCTAGAAATAATTCAATATCAATGACATCATCTATTTCAACATAATCTACAACTATTTTATTTACAAATATATATTATAAATAAAATATGACTGAATTATATTTAATAATTCCTTTTTTTCTTATTATTGCCCTCGCTACTGGTTTCGTTTTATGTAGAATGATGTGTGAATTATGCTCACGTTATACTTGGAAAGGTGTTTATATGGGATATTGTGCTTGTATACTATTAGGCTTAATAATTACATTGATATTTAAAGATGAAATTATTACTGCTACATCCATATTCCTAACAAATTTTCCATTACTAAGAAATATACGTATATAATATACTTATGATACGTAATTATCGTATCCTTAATAAAATTGGTTCAGGAACACATGGTATAGTATATAAAGTTGAAAATATATTGACACATCAAATACTTGCTTTAAAAGATATGTATTTACATAATTTATCAAACAAAGAACAAGAACAACTTGTTATGGAAATATGTATTCAAAAATGTAATACATGTCAATATATAATAAAATATATTGATTCATTTATTCATAATGAACATGTATATATAATATCTGAATACGCATCTAATGGTGACTTACAATCATTAATTGATTATAATAAAAAATATAATAAAAAATTAGATAACAACTTTATTTCTAAAACTATTCTTCAAATTATTTTAGGTTTAACCTACCTACACAAATATCACATAGTTCATCGCGACCTCAAACCATCTAATATTTTCTTTGATAATAATTGGAATATTAAAATAGGTGACTTAGGTATCGCTAAATTCTTTCCCGATAATAATCTATTACACTCATGTATTGGTAGTCCCTTATATATGAGTCCTGAAACATATTCAGGTAATGGCTATAATGAACTCACAGATATATGGTCGTTAGGATGTATATTATATAATATGTTAACATATGAAACACCATATTCAGCTAATAATATATTGAGATTAGCTTATTTAATAAGTAATGAAAATTTTAAACCATTAAATGATAGAACAGAATGGACTAACTTATTAGAAAATTTATTAAATAAAGATATTAAATTTAGACCAACAGCAATCAAATTAGCGGAAAATGATTTTTTAATATCAACATCTGGTATGACTTTACATAATATTAAAAATATAATAAACTCTTCAAACCGTATTGAAGAAAATATTATTCAAATATACAATGATATATCAGGTAATATTGATACTCAAATTGAAAAAATTAATAAATTTCATCTTAAATATACTTTAACTTTACCACCCCTGAACATTAATAAACGTTATAGCGATTCAGATATTAAGAAAATATCTATTACATCTAGACGTAATAGTGAACCTAAATTATCTCCTAAATTTCAATTACCACCATTAACTTATCGCTGACGTCTTTTAGATGACTTTTTTTTATTCTTGCTTGAACGTCTCTTTGACTTTCTTTTACCACCTTTCATTACTAATGAACCACTCATTAATTCACCATTAAATACTGGAGGTACACGACTATCATATCCAACAACTACAGCTTGACCTGCTATCTGTTCTACACGTGGGTCTAAATAATATCCATTACCTCCACCACTCATTCGCTTATTTTTACGACTTGAACGTCTTTTACCACATAAAGGCATTGTTCTTCTAACTCCAGAAATCATTATTATATTATATTATATATTTGGATTATTTCTTCTTATCATGTAACTGTTGTAATGATAAATCACCCCAATTATAACTTAACCACAAGCTATACATACCATAATCAATTGGATCTGCTTTAACAGCATAAGGATCATAAACTTTTAATCTATTCATCATAACTTTTCTAAAATCTTCCAACTTATCATTATACCATGTTTGCTCTTCATCATCCTTCTTTTCCTCTCTCTTTTTTCTATATTGATTAGCCAACATATCTAATCCATATAGACTTTTAGATGTTTCCATTTACATCTAACATATATTATTTTTCTTCAAAAAATATTCAATTAATATTATAAAAAATGTTGCCTGTTATGGATAATCAAAAATTGACTAATCTGTTCTTCTTTAATCTCATCATCAATATTCTATCTATCATATTTATACTATTTATTTATCGCAAATTACGTAATAATCAAGGCCCTGTTGGTCCACGTGGCCCACCTGGTCCTAAAGGTGAATCAGTATCAGCTATTACAGTATCTAAATAAAGTATTTTATTCATCACAATTTGTTTTATATTTTTTTTTAATAAATTGATTATAATGTCTTCATCAATATTACAAATTAATAAATAACATACTATCTCATAAATATTTATATTCATACTTATGTGATATAAAGAAAACAATTATTTTAATTTTACATATATGAATACACCCTTGTATCTTAATAATTTTATCATACATAAAGATATCGCTCAAAAATTATCAGCCTTTAATGAATATGTTCCACATATGCTATTCTATGGACCTACCTCTTCTGGTAAAAAAACATTGATATATGCAATGATTAATAATATTCATAATAATGCTTATCCTATTCAAAAATATAGAAATATTAAGTTTGATGATATTACTATTAATGGTAATCTTATTCCGATTAATTATATACAAACTCCTTATCATTTTGAGTTCAACTTATCTGAATTTGGTTTATGTGATACAGATGTAATTATAAGTTATATTCAAAAAATTATAGAATATAAAACTATTAATAATTCATTTCATATTATCATTCTACGTCATATTGATAGATTATCTACCGACACACAAAAAACTATTTTATCACTAATGGATAAATATATATCAACCACACGATTCATATTTATAGCTAATAATATACAACCTATTTATAGCTGTTTAAAATCTCGTTTATTAAGTATACGTGTTCCTACACCAAATAAAATAAATATTTATAACTATATACAATATTCATATCCATCATTAAGTAATAAACAAATTGATAAAATTATAGAATGTAGTAATTACAATTTATACAATCTATGTAATTTATTACCATCTATTAAACAATGTATTGATGCAAATCCGAACACAATATTAACTGAAAATAAACTTGATGAAATTTTAAAGACACCCAATATCAAATCTATTATTGAAACATTAATACCACATATAAAAGAACATAATATAACTTCTATTAAAACTATAAGAACAATATTATATGACTTACTATTATCTAATATACAGATTAAAGATGTTTTTAGTAATATAGTAGCATATATTATGAAATGTGATAATATACCATTGTCTTCTAGACAATTATTTTTACAAGATATAAATAATATTGAAGTGGGTATTGTTAATATTGAATATAATATAATTATTATAGAATTTTTGATATTTAAAGTTAAAAAGCTATTTCTTCAACATAATGTATGAACAATATTACAAAATATTAGAATGTTCACCTAATGATGATATTAAACACATTAGAAAACAATATCTCAAATTAGCACTGAAATATCATCCAGATAAAAATAAAGAACATGGAGACTTTTTCCGAGAAATTAATGAGGCTTATCAAGCAATATCATCATCTATGAATGAACCAGTTACTTCACATTTAGAATCGCCAATTGACTTATTAAGAGAAATACTATCACATTATGATAATGATTTAGCTGATATAATATATGATACACTATCATTACTTACACCTAATAGTAAAAATATTCACGATTTATTGAGACAAATTATTAATATACCAAAATATGATCTAATTAAAACTGGAACTACTTTAGTTAAACAATATTTAGAAAGAAAATGTAATATTACGAACCATAATATTTATAAATTATATATTAATGATGAAGAATTAAAAGATGAATATAATATTGAATGTTCATTAGATTTTCTCACAAAATACTCATCTATTGACCTTCTCGTTAATAATCAACTTATTAATACATTTGACCTACAATATCAAAATGTATCTATTAAATATAATAATAATATACATGAATTCTACTTTATTGATAAATTCCTAAAAGGCTTTAAACGTATTAATAAATATGACTTATTATTAGAAATTAATGATATTCCTATAAAAAATATTAATAATATAATATCTATTAATCATCCATTCATCAATGATTCTAATTTATTATTATCCATTAATATAAAATCTACATCAAGTATATATCTTTTTAATAATATAGGTATATGGAATCCTACTATTAATAATTATGGAAATATATATGTAATACTATCATTTATTGATAATATTTATTATAATGAGTATGTAACTATTACTACTGATTATATTAATAGACAACCTGATAATATATTATCAATTTATGATATATTTAGTGAATAAAATATGGAAAAATTATTCAATGATATAAAACCATTTTTTAAACAAAATCAAAAAGATACAAATATAAATAAGCAAAAGAAAATTGAAATTAAAAATCCTATTAATATTGATTCTTATTTAATATCTAATAAGTACATTCCTATAATAAATAAATATTTCATTAATAAAGAAATTATTACGTATAATAACAATCATAATTTAATTATAATAAATCTATTTACAACTACTAATGAAGAATATAATATATGGGATAATAATGATTATGATATTTTATATTTGAATGTAATAATGATGCTATCATTAATGGACTATATTAAAATAAAAAATAATAAAATAATAATTTATTTTTATCCAACAAAATTTAAAAAAGAATGGAATGAACGTAATTTAACACCCGAAGTTATAAATTCAGGATTTACATCCCATGGTAAAAATAAATATATTCTTATTTATCGTAAAGAAGAATATAATAGATTATTATTACACGAATTGATACACTATTTATCAATAGATAGTGCTATGGATAATAATATATGGTCTCCAACACATATGAAAATATCATTAGATTATAATATTTTTAATCATATCAATTTATTTGAAACATATACGGATACTTGGGCAATCATATTATTAATAATAATGACACATATAATAGAACCTAAATTATCTTTAAAGAGTTTATTAAAAAAGGAAAAAGATCATATTTTATGTATGGTTCAACAATTATTATATCAATTAAGTATACCAGATATAAATAGCATACGTATTCATAGATGGATTCAGCATACATCAGCATTAGCTTATTATGTATTTAAATATGGAACTTTAAATATGGATAATTTTATAGAAAAATATCCATTAGTTATACAATTTAATGCAAATAAAGTAGATAAATTATATAGTGATATTCGTAAGGAATTGAACGGTAAATTTATAGAAATGAAAGACTGTAGTAAGAGTGCGAAACTATCATATTTAGGATATGATGTATAAATAAACATAAATAATTGTCAATTTATAATAAGATATGGGTGTTAAAAATTTGAACTCATTAATAGAAAAATATAGTCCAAATGGTAAATTAAGACAACATCTATCTGTATTTAATGGCATGACGTTTGCAGTAGATACTAATGTTTATTTGTATAAATATTTGTATGGTAAAAGTAATCATATAGATGGGATGTTTTTTATGGTAAATAAATTTAAAAAGTTTGGAATAACACCTATATTTATATTTGATGGAAAGCCACCTTCGGAAAAAACAAATACAATTATTCAGAGAAGAGAGGCAAAACAAAAATTACACGAACGTATATTAGATTTAAAATCACAATCTACTATCGGTGATGATACTCAATATATAAAAGAAGAAATTTCTAATATTGAAAAACGTATTGTATTTGTTAGTATTGACATTATACAATCTACTAAAGAACTATTTGATTTAATGGGTGTATCTTATATTGAAGCAACTACTGAAGCTGAACAATATTGCGCCAAATTGAATCATATG